GTGGGGTATACCTATTGAGTATTGTGTGACAGGCAGTAAGTTAGCAGAAATAAAAGGTACTATCTGTAATAAATGTTATGCAGGTAAAGGTTGTTATGTATTCCCTATGGTTAGAGCTATGTATGAGAAGAGATATCAAGCTATAGAGCTACCAGAATGGGTAGATTATATGGCAGAATTACTGACCATAAAGTATAAAAACATAACAAAATCAAAGAGATACCACAGATGGTTTGACTCTGGGGATGTACAATCTTTTTCACATTTGATGAAAATATTTGAGGTGTGTGAACTTACACCACACATAAGATACTGGCTAGCTACTAGGGAATATCACATAGTAGATAAGGTTAAGGAAGAAGATGTACCAAAAAATTTATGTTTGCGTGTATCAGCAATCAAAGTAGATAGTTCACCCCCTAAATTTTGGAAGTGGACATCTGGTGTACACAAAGATAAAAGACACAAAGGTAGAGAATGTCCTGCACCAAAACAAAATGGTGAGTGTGGAGATTGTCGTTCTTGTTGGAGTCGTTCAGTTAAACAAGTAAGTTATAAGGAGCATTAATGAAAGAAGATAAAATAATAATAAAGATGTCTGCCCAGTTTCTAACTAAAACATTACCTATGGATTTTCAAAAATGGGAGGATGATAAATTACACAGTTGGGTTGAACAAAATTCTTGGCAACCTTACGAAAATTGGTCTGGTAAAGAGTTATTAGATCAAATTATAGCTTGTGCGAGGGTTATATGAAACATAAATGCACAGGTTGGGCGATAGTTGCAACAATGGAAAGACCAGATGGTACTTGGTACACAGATACCATTACAGAAATAGATGATGACACAGCTTCATCTGTCGATACTTTTTTAACTGAGTACTGTGAAGATAAGGAGAAAAGCAAACATGAGTAATTGTTATGATCATAGTATAAAAAAAGATATGATGGATAGCTATTGTTGGAATAGTAAAGAAGAAGCAAAAGCAAATGTCTTACAAAACTATAAACAATTAAGACAATGGTATGAAGATGAATGTAAAAAATATAAAAGACCACTTGGTGGAGATGAATCATTTGATCAATGGTACGAGGAATACACTGGTGGAACATGGGAGGATAACAATGATACTTGATGATCAATACATAACAAAAGATATGTTAATTAAAGATAGTTACAAAGGTAATTACTATGCAAATAAAAATGCAGTAATGTATGATTTACAAAACGGAAAACAAAATGTAGTTTGTTTCTGTGATAATATTTATACAGCACAGGGTATTGTTGAAGGTTTAAATTTATTAGATAAACTAGAGGCAGATGGTGTAGAATTAAAGCAACCAAATAAGGATAAGAAATGAAAGAGTATACGTTTGTAAGAGGAAATGGAGAAAAAAAAGTAATAGAAGCAATGAGTTTTAAGAAGGCCATAAAAAAATATGATGGTAAACCTGTTGATAATGACAAATTTGTACATATAAATTGGTCTAGTAAAAAAGGTAATTCATCTTATAAAATATTAGAATTACCACATGTATCTAGAAAAGAAAGGAAAGGTAAACTATGAGTTACGCAAATGATGTAAGATTAATATTTGAAAATCATTACGAGTGGTGTAAGAAAGAAGGCAGAGATATATCATGGTACAAAGAATACAAGGAGGGAAAAAAAGATGTTTGTATGGAGACACCCAAAGTATTACAAAGAAATAAAGAAAAATAATTTGACAAAGGAAAACTTTTCTGATAGGGGAGAAGACTATGAAAAAATACAAAATAAGATTAACAGGACTGGGGATAGAAGCAGTAGCAATAATCCCATTCGACAACGAACCAACAACAGAAAAAATAGAAAATAATGTAGCGTACTATCTTAACAACAATCTTATGAAGGTTGAGGCAAATGATTTTTATGCAACAGATAAATATATAATAACATACGAGGAAGTGCAGGTTGAATTATAGACAACAACTAGAAGTTATAAAAGGTTTAAGCATACCATCCGAAACTCAGACAAGAATGGATTGTCCATTCTGCAATGGTAGAAATACTTTGTCTATAGATACAACTGAAAATAAGGTGGGGTGGTACTGCTTTCATGCATCATGTAGTGCAAAAGGTAAACAAGAGAGGGAAAAGAATATGCAATACGTTCAAAGAGTATTTCATGGTAACAAAGCGTTACACATAGAAGGTATAGAATTTAAAATACCAGATAGTTTTCAATCAATATATTCAAATGAAAAGGCTATGCGTTGGCTATCTAATAACAATTGCTGGGAGTCTTGGTCTTGGGGTAGAGCAGATTTTAAGTATGATGTAAAACAAAATAGAGTTGTGTTCTTAGTTAAGAATAGAATATCACATAAAATAGTTGGTGCAGTAGGCAGAGCATTGACTAAAGAAGATTTTCCTAAATGGTTTATGTATGGTAACAAAGATGTACCATTTAAATGTGGTGATTGTAATGATGCAGTAATAGTTGAGGATTGTCCTTCAGCTTGTGCAGTATCTAATATATTAACTGGTATTGCAATCATGGGTACTAAATTAAAAGCAGTACAAAAGTCACATTTAAAACCATATAAAAATTTATATATATGTTTAGACAGAGATGCTACAACAAAAGCATATGACATGGCAAAAGATTTAAGATCATCTGGATTTGATAATATAATTGTTAAGCCTTTAGAGGATGACTTAAAATATTATAACACAGAACAAGTAAGGGAGATTTTTTATGGACAAAAAAATGAAACAAGAAATTCTTGATAGTTGGATTTCTTGGAAGCATGATATAAAAGATATGAATAGATCTGAGTGGAATCAAAGAGATCAATCAATAATGGATACTATAGAATTAATATTAAGAAAGGAGTTAGATGATAGAAAAACAAATGATTAGGCTTATGCTTAATAAAAAATTTTACACTAGATACAAAGGTGTACTATCACCTAGTGTATTCTCTGGTGACATAAGTTCTTTGTATGATACGATACAAAAAGCACATGACAAGTATGAAGAGAATATAAAAGTTGATGAGTTATATTCTTTACACACTGCAATATTTAATCCTGCATTAACTCGTGCTGCAAAAGAAAAGTTTAGTGAGTTAGTTGAAGACATCAAAGAAGTACAAGAGCCTAGTAAAGAGATAGCAAAAGATATTATGCGTATCTTATCTGATAGAGATCTTGCACAGAGAATAGCAGTTGAGGCCACAGAGATATTTAATGGTAAAGAAGCAAACTTTACAGAGATTACTGGCATGATAGACAATCATAAAACTAATATTGATGAGGATAAAAATCCTGCAGTGACTAATAACATTGAGGAAGTTATGGAGTTATTAGATGTAACTACTAAATGGAAATTTAATATACCTGTACTAAAAGAAAACGTAGGTGGTATTGGTGGTGGCAATCTTATGATTGCATTTGCTAGACCTGAAACAGGCAAGACAGCTTTCTGGGTTAGCTTATGTGCAGGGCCAGATGGTTTCTGCTCTCAGGGTGCAAAGGTACATGCATTTATAAATGAAGAGCCTGCAATCAGAACACAGATCAGGGCAATCTCTTGCTACACTGGTATGAGCAGAGATGAAATATTATTTGATAGAGTTCAAGCACAAAGAATCTGGAGTGAAATAAAAGATAATATATCTATGTTTGATACAGTTGATTGGTCTATTGAAGATATAGATGCACACTGTGAAAAAAATAAACCAGATATAATTGTAATAGATCAGCTAGATAAAATAAATGTTAGTGGTACATATGCTAGAACAGATGAGAAATTAAGACAGATCTATACTAGTGTAAGAGAGATAGCTAAACGTAGAGAGTGTGCTGTCATTGCAATATCTCAAGCATCCGCTGATGCACACAATAGAAATAGTATTTCATTTGACCAAATGGAAAACTCTAAAACTGGTAAAGCTGCTGAAGCTGATTTAATTATTGGTATAGGTAGAAATGCTAACAGTGATTTAGAAAATAAAATAAGAACATTATGTGTAAGTAAAAATAAAATAAATGGTTATCATGGTGAGCCTGTGTGTACCATTAGAAGGGCGATAAGTAGGTACGAAGTATGATAACAACAGTAGACGTAGAGACATCTTGGCAAAGAAATGAGAATGGTGGGTATGACCCATCACCTTTTCATCCAGATAATATATTAGTTAGTGTAGGTATTAACGATGAATATTATTTTACAAACCATAGCGAGAGAGTAGACAAAGGTTGTTTTAAAAATATACAAGATACGCTAGACAAAACAACTTTGCTTATAGGCCACAATATAAAATTTGATTTGATGTGGTTACTTGAAGCAGGATTTAAATACACAGGTAGGGTTTACGATACTATGCTTGGTGAATATATTTTAAACAGAGGCGTTAGAAAAAGTCTAACACTTGAGATGTGTTGCAGAAGAAGAAAGATAGGATCTAAAGATAGCAGTATAAAAGAATACATGGATAGGGGAATATCTTTTGAGAATATACCTGTAGATGTAGTAGAAGAATATGGTAAGATAGATGTACAAATAACTAGAAGTTTATTTGATTCTCAGATGGCTGATCTTAGATTAGAAAAAAATAAAAATCTTTTGATGACAGTTAAAATGATGAATGAGTTTTTAGTTGTCCTAGCTACTATGGAACGTAATGGAATTAACATAGATACTACTGAGTTAGATAAAGTTGAAAAAGAATTTAGAGCAGAGTTTGCATATCTAAAACAGAAGATAGATAAAATTGTATACAGACAAATGGGTGATACTAAAATTAATTTGTCTAGTCCAGAACAATTATCTTGGTTAATTTATTCTATGAAACCAAAAGATAAAAAGCAGTGGGCTAAAATATTTAATGTTGGTATAGATAAAAGCACAGGTAAAAATAAAAGAAGACCTAATTATTCTAGACAACAATTTAGAAACTTAGTTGCAGATAACTCTGAGACAATACATAGAACTGTAGCAGAGCAATGTGTTCATTGTAGAGGTAAAGGTGTAATTAAAAGAATAAAAAAAGATGGTAGCCCATTTAAAAATTATACTAAATGTCCTGAGTGTGATGGCGATGGATATATCTATACACCAATGGCAAAGATTGCAGGGTTTAGACAAAGACCTAGAAGTGTATATGATATTGCAGAATCTGGATTTAGAACTGATAAATTAACTTTAACTAAGATTGCATCTGAAGCGGAAGGTGAGTTTAAAGAATTTATTGATTCAATAGTTAGACACAATGCAGTAGATACATATTTAAATACATTTGTAGAAGGATTAAAAAACTTTACAAACGAAAAAGGTTTTTTACATCCAAAGTTTATGCAGGCCATAACTGCAACTGGTAGGTTATCTAGTAGAGATCCTAACTTTCAAAATCAACCTAGAGGTAAAACATTTCCTATTCGTAAAGTTGTTACATCTAGATTTGAAGGCGGTAAAATATTAGAGATAGACTTTGCACAGTTAGAGTTTAGAACTGCAGTATATCTTGCACAAGATAAACAAGGTATGGAAGATATAAAAAATAAAATAGATGTACACCAATACACTGCAGATATTATAGGTGTATCAAGACAAGATGCAAAAGCACATACATTTAAACCTTTGTATGGTGGCGTAACTGGTACTGAAGATGAGAAAAGATACTACACTAAATTTTTAGAAAAGTATAAAGATATAAAAAAATGGCATGAGAATTTACAGAGTGAGGCCATTAGATACAAACGAGTTAAGCTACCAACTGGTAGAGAGTATGCGTTTCCATATGCAGAGAGAACACCTTGGGGTGGATCTACATACGGAACACAGATAAAAAATTATCCTGTACAAGGCTTTGCAACAGCTGACATTGTACCATTAGCATGTATAAATATATACAAGTTAATGCAAGAACAGGGTGTAAAAAGTTTGCTTGTAAATACAGTTCACGATTCTATCGTGGCAGATGTTTATCCTGGTGAAGAAGATGTGATGAGTAAAATATTTAAGCAGGGCACATCAAATGTAATACCATCACTCAAAGAGTATTACAAAATTAACTTTAACGTGCCATTAGATACTGAAACAAAGATAGGTATCAACTGGTTACAAATGGAGGATATCAAATGAGTAAGGATATAGATGCATTAGATACTTTAGACGATTATTCTGATGAGGAGTATTCAGCTTTCTTAGAATACACACAACTAAAAGATCAATGTATGATAGAGCCTACAACATTATACATAAATGATAAGCATGAGTTTTTGTCCGAGTGGGAATACTTTGCAAAAGCTGATGGATTAGAAATAAAACACACCGATTGCGAGACTAGAATATGTTAGATAATATATTGTTTATCATGTCGTTTATATACGTCTTTTATTTAATAATTAAAATACTTTATAATGTGTCAAAATGACCAGTAGTTTTTTTCTAAAAATATGATATATACAACCGCTAATATAAGGAGGACAAATGTCTGATAATAATATAATAGTAAAAGGAATGTCCAATGAGCAAATAATGCAAGCCATAGGACAAGATGATGGGTCTACCCTAGGAACTAATATACCTAGGCTAGCTATAAATCGTAGCCCAGAGGATGATGATGGTAATCAATTACCAGTAGGTCATTACTACACCTACGATTCTAACACAGGTCAGAATGTATATTCTAAACCTGTAACCTTACGGCCATTTATAAGTGCAATGCAATACATGCACTATGATGCAGTTAAAGGTGAATATATAAATAGATCTATAATTTTTAAAAGTTGGAGAGAAGAGGCCATAGATATTTTAGGTGGTACTAAATGTGGCAAGATACCATTTAAAGAAAGAGCAAGTCTAACTCCAGAAAAATTAGAAGAGCAAAGAACAATTAGATGTTACAAATTAGTTTATGGTTTATTAAGTTTTGACAAGGGGGTTAATGCAAAAGGTGAATCTGTTTCAATAAGTAATTTACCTGTGTTGTATAGAGTAACTGGTACAGCTTTTTCACCAGTTAGTGCTGCACTTGACCAGCTTAATAAAAGAAAAAAACTAATGTTTAATTGTACATTTTCTTTAAATACTAAGAGGCAAAAGAAAGGTGGTAATGTTTACTACACACCAGATATAACTGTAAATGCAGATGCTAATCTACAATTATCTGATGATGATATGGAAACATTAAAAGTATTTCAAGAGTCTATTGATATAGAAAATAAAGAAGTAGTTGATCTATACAATACTGCTAAATCTGAAAGTAATAAAAAACAAACTGACAAGATAGATGCAGAGATTGTAGAAGACATTGAGGATGCACCAGAAAAAATACTAGCTTCTTAATGAATAATATACTTTTAAAAGTTCAACAATACTTAGACAACGTATCTAAAAATCCTGTTAAGCTAGACAAACAGTTGGTACAGGAGTTTGGTGAGGCGTGTAAAAACGCCTTACTAAAGCAGTTTGAAGAAGCTAGAAGAGATAAGTTTGAAACTAGAATGTCTAATATTGGTAGGCCATTGTGTCAATTGCAGATGGAGTCTAAGGGTGTGAAGGGTGAAGGCCAACCTTATAATAATAAAATGAGAAATACATTTGGAGATTTAATAGAAGCATTATCTATATTTGTAATGAAGTCTGCAAATATAAAATTAGAAAATGAACAGAAGAAAGTTAAGTATAAATTTGATGGGGGAGAGATTGAAGGTAGACAAGATGTTGAAATTGATGGAAAGATTTGGGATATTAAAAGTGCATCGCCATATTCGTTTGATAAAAAATTTGGAGAAGCAGGAGGATTTAGTGAAGTTGCTAGGGATGATTCCTTTGGCTATGTATCACAAGGATTTTTATATAGTGAAAGCCAAAAGAAAAACTTTGGAGGTTGGATAGTAGTTAATAAATCTACAGGTGAGTGGGCAGTATGTGAAACTCCTGCCTCTGTAGAGGAGCATAAAGAGAAAGCATTAAATACAGCTAAGAATAATTATAAAGCAATAAAAGAAGGTAAACCTTTTAAAAGATGTTTTAGTGATGTAGCTGAAACTTTTAGAACTAAGCCTACTGGTAATAGAGTTTTGGGTTTTGTGTGTTCATATTGCCCATACAAACTTCCTTGTTGGGGAAGAGATAAATTGCAGTTGTTACCGCAGCAGCAATCTAAAGGTAAGAATCCTAAGTGGGTTTGGTACACTTCTGTTACAAACCCTAGGGAGGAACCTAAAGAGTTTAGTGGTGGATAGTTTGAGGGGTCTATTCATCACTAACTCTAAGTGTATACAATTTATGCATTTATATTTTGTAGTATTCAAAGATAAAAAGAAAGAAGATTATAAGTTGTTTAGTAATAATTTATTTGATGAAGAAAATAAAGCAGAACATTTTGGTAAGTCTAGTATGAAAAGAGGATTTGAGCATAAAGTATTAGAATACAATAATGAAAATTATGATAGGTATTGGAATGACCAAAAAAGATAAATTTAATGCAATTAATTCAGTTAAGGTAATAGTTACACCTTGGGCAAAAGGATTTACTTGTGGTATCATTATGGATAGCAAATCTAAAATGACTACAGAGCAATATGAATTATGCTCTACAATAGCTAGAGGCATGATAAAGATGGCAACTACAGACCCCCATTCAACATTCTTATGGGGCCTTCGTGGATTTGCTGATGATAAAAACAAGAATGATAAGACTATGACCATTAGTTCTGTTGCAGAATTTGATGATGATTCTAATGTTGTAGACTTTCTTGAGTTCTTAAAAAACAAACGAGACAAGGAGTTAAACTAATGGCAACGCACTTAGTTATGGGTGACCCTCATTGCACACCCAAAGCAAGCAATGATAGGTTTTTATGGGCAGGTAAACTAGCAGCAGATTTAAAACCTAACACTATAATTTGCATGGGAGACTTTGCAAGTATGGATTCTTTATCAAGCTATGATAAAGGCAAGAAACAATTTGAAGGTAGAAGATATAAAAAAGATATAGACCATGCTCATGATGCATTAGAAAAGTTTAACAAAGGTCTTAACGGAAGACGGCCAAGAAAGATCATGCTACTTGGAAATCACGAAGATAGGATAGATAGAACAGTAGATGACATACCAGAACTTGAAGGCACAATTAGTACAAACGATTTTAAATTTGAAAAATTTGGCTGGGAAGTTTATCCATACCAAAAACCTGTCAATGTTGATGGTATATATTATTGCCACAATTATCCTACTGGTGTCATGGGCAAGCCTGTTAGTGGCGACAACATTGCTCGTTCTTTATTAATTAAAAATAAAGTATCTTCTACTGTAGGCCATATACATACTTTTGATTATGCTATGTGTGCGTTACCTTCTGGTAGAAAACTTATGGGATTATCTGCAGGATGTTACTTGCATCATAAGGAAAACTATGCTAAAGCTACACAGCAAATGTGGTGGAGTGGACTTGTAGTTAAACGTAATGTATCTAAAGGTGAATATGATCTTGAGATGATTGAGTATAATACAATAAGGAGAAAATATGGTAAAAGATAAACGTGAATATATAAAAAAGATAGCACATAGTACTGACATAACTTATGAAAATGAAGTAAAGTTTGATAGTGTAAATTCACCTGCACATTATAAGTATGGTAAAAAAGAAACTATAGATGTGATTAGTGATTGTATGACTAATGATGAGTATCATGGATATTTAAAAGGCAATGTCTTGAAGTATGTATCAAGATATAAATTTAAAGGAGAACCATTAGAAGATTTAGAAAAAGCACAATGGTATTTAAATAGACTAGTAAAGGAGGTCAAAGATGGGTCAAGTTAAACAAGCAATAATAGAAGTAGAAGACTTTGTAGCAGGGTGTTTACAAAAAGGTAGAACACTAAATCAAACAATTAGAGATGCTAGAGAATCTGTAGCAGCTAAGACTAATCCTTATTTAGATGATGAGGAATTAGTTGAGAATAAATACTATCAATTTAAAGGAGCAGAGTAATGAGAGATATGTTTATAGAAGCCTTAACAGCTAAGTATGAGGCAGATATAAAAGTAGCTAAAGCTACAATAAATGTGTACATGGATAAGTCTGTAGGTATAGGTGAGCACCCACAGTTTATACATGAAATTGATAAGCAACTAGAATTAATTGCTAGTGCTGAAGAAAAAATAGAAATGTTAAAAAAACATTATCCAACAGATGATGATATACCATTTTAATAGGGGGAAAGATGAGTAAAGAAGTAAAACCAAAACAGTATCTTGTTGATGCTGAACAATTAAAAGACATGATGAAATACCTTATGACCAGGCCATATGGTGAGGTGTATTCTTTAATGAATCAAATGGCACAACTTAAACCTTTTAATCCAGAAGGAGATAAAGATGTCGGAAAAAAATAATATAAATAAATTTACTGGCATATTGTTTGAATTAAAAATAGGATTAAACAAAGACAATGCAATTGTGATTGATTATGGGGGTAAACCTGTAGGTAAAATTAGAGAAGCGTTAAAGGCTTACCCATACCATGGCAACTTATGTGCTGCGGTAATTAATCATGCTAACTCTGTAGGTAAAAAATTAGAAACTGACATAAGGCAAATTATTCAAAAGGTGTAATATGAAACTAAGGGAAAAGAAAGACGTAAGAGATATAATAAAAAAAGAAGAAATACATCTAAACAATTTATTAGAACAAGAAGATTTATCTGCATTCAAAGGTATGGTAGATGAATTAAGAGATACTTGGACTAAGAAACAAATGTTTAGAACAGAAACAGAAGCAAGGTTTTCTGTGCTGCAAGACAATAGATACCCAACTAAAGCTGCAAAATATTGGCAGTGTGTTAGGGAACAATCTAGTTACTTAGATAACCTAATGACTCTATCATTTGATTATAGAAGGAATGAAGCAAAGATTAAATGGTTAGAAGGTAAAATAGAAAAAGAAGAAGATGAATATAAAGCAACTAAATATCAAATAGATTTAGATGAAGCTAAATTTGGTAAAGCATCTATGGAAAAAGTTGCAAAACATAGAATGAGAGAAATTAAAATGTGGTCTAAATTAAAAGGTGAATTTAATGATGGATCATTTAATGACAAAGATGTTAACCAACATCAACTTGAATCATATGGTATACAATATCATGAGAAAGCTAAAACTTTAAATGAAAACTCAAGTGAAGCAGAAATATTCAATGTTATGGGTCAATTACAATCATTACAAAGGATTAAAAAATCTGGTGAATTAGAACAAAGTTATGAAAAGAAAGAACAAATAACTCAGCATGGAAAGCCAAAAGATTAATTTTGATTTTGTATTCTTAGGTCAGTCTATTTTAAAGTATCAAGTTCCTCTTGATATATTTGAAATAATTAATCAAATCTATGAACAAAATTTTCATAACCTTGCACCTGCTAATGGTCAGTTAGTGGGTAAGATTGAAAACGAACATTCATTATTTTATAATGGTCAAGACCAAACAAAGATGAATAACCATAATTTTTTACCAAGAAATATAACAGATTATTTTATGACTATGTTTAAACATTATTTAACATTTAATAAAATTAAAGATTATGATCTACACCTTAACTCTATCTGGGTTAATGAGATGCAGCAGCATGAATATAATCCTGCACATATACATAGAGGTATGTTATTTACTGGGCTGTCTTCTGTTATGGTTTTAAAATTACCATCAACATATGGTAAAGAATACTCAGCAGGTCACGTTAAACAAAATGGTAGGCTACAAATATTGGGAGCAGCCAATGGTCAATTTGCAAAGATAGATTACCAACCACCCATGGATCTTAGAGACTTTTATATTTTTCCATATGATATGAGACATACAGTTTATCCTTTTAATGGTACTAATGAAACTAGAAGAACACTTGCTGCAAACTGTGATGTACAATTTGATCCAATAAAAAATAGAGGGGCTGTATGATTAACGAACCAAGATGGAAATCTTATATAGTTGAAACTACAATACCAATCTTTACACCTGAACAATGTAAAATGATTATTCAAGCTGGTCGTTCAGAACCTAAACGAGAGGCCTATGTTGGAAACAAACAAGGTATTAAAGGTGGTGAGTTAGACACTAAAACTAGAACTTCACATATTAGTTGGATACCATTTAAAAAAATGAATGACATGTATAAAGATATAGAAAAAATTATGAAAACCACAAATGGAAATCATTTTGGTTTTGATGGAATGGCTATAAATGAAATGGCACAATACACAGAATATCCAGAAGGAGGGTTTTATGAATGGCATGTAGATAATGATGTGAACATGGCTCACGAACCACCTGTAAGGAAAATATCTATGACTTGTTTATTATCTCCTGAGAATGAGTTTGAAGGCGGTGATTTAGAATTAATGACTGAAGGTAAGGTTGCAAAAATAAAACAAGGACACGCTATATTTTTTGCATCTTTTATAAGACATAGAGTAAAACCTGTAATACGAGGCAATAGAAAATCTTTGGTGATGTGGTTTGGGGGAACACCATTTAAATAATGCATAGAGATTTACATTTTCCAACACCTGTCTATATTGCAGATATAAAACATCCAACTCTTAATCAAGAACTAGAGAGAGATATTATAGAGTGGTCTAACAAAGATAAAGGTATAACAAGAACTAATGTTCAAGGTTGGCATTCAACTACTAATATGGCTGAGTTACCTGAGTATAAAAAACTAGTTGATATGTTATATGCTTGTCAAAAAACAATATATGAACAAGAGCATTTAGATAGTGAACCTTATCTTGGTAATATGTGGGCCAACATAAATCCACCAGGTGGAATGAATCGGGCACATCAACATCCAAACTCTTTGTGGTCAGGTGTATACTATATCAAAGCACCTAAGAACTCAGGTCATTTAAAAATAGATGATCCAAGAGCATCAGCTGCAATGGTTAGACCTAAACAAAAAAAAGGTCAAGTGCCTCCAAGATTATTTAGAGAAACACATTACGAACCTATTGCTGGAAGATGTATTATGTTTCCATCTTGGTTAATGCATTGTGTTGATCCTAATAATTCTAATGACATAAGAATATCAGTGTCATTTAATTTTTTACAGAAAGGTATGTTTGTATGATAGTACACAAAGATTTAATAGTATTTAGAGAAACACATTTACAAACAGAAAAAGGTAGAATGCTTCAGACAAGAAATGAAAAATGGAAAAAATTAAAAGCAGATATAGAAAAAAATGGTATAATTAATCCTTTAATATGCACTGAAAGAGATGGTAAGTATAGACTCTGTATGGGTATGAGAAGATTTATTGCAGGATGTTTATTAGGTATAGACTATTATGAAATAGAAGTGGTTCCTAACGAAGAACCAGATACATTAGTAAACCCAACAAAAAAATATAAAACTAAACACAAGGATGGAACTGATGTTTCAAAATAAAAAATACCAAGTAATTAAAAATGCAGTGTCATATGAATTAGCTAATTTTGTATTTAATTATTTTATGCTTAAACGTGATGCAGTAAGTTGGATGTATCAAAATAATATCATATTTGATAATGGTATGTTTGGTACATGGTCAGATCAACAAGTACCAAATACATATTCTCATTATGCAGATCCTGTAATGGAAACTTTAATGATGAAAGTATTACCAATAATGAAACAAGAAACAGGTCTAGAGTTATTGCCTACATATTCTTATGCTAGAATATATAAACATGGAGATATATTAAAACGACATAAAGATAGACCTAGCTGTGAGATATCTACAACTGTTCATTTAGGTGGTGACAAGTGGTCTATATTTATAGATGGTACGGGTAGTAATAATGTTATTGATGAATACAAAAATATACATAAGCCTAATGCACCAAAAGGCACTGAGGTTATGCTAGATGTAGGAGATATGCTTGTATATAGTGGGTGTGAATTAGAACATTGGAGAGAGCCATTTGAAGGTAATACTTGTGGTCAAGTATTTCTTCATTATAATCATGTAAATGGCCCTTTTGCTAAAAAAAATATTTTTGATGGTAGACCTATGCTAGGAATACCACCAATAAAAAAAGGCCCCTAGAGTAAATACTCTAGAAGCCTTTGTTGTTGCCTGCTGGGGGAGTCTTTATGGCTCCCCTTTTTTTTATTTTATATTAACAGTTCCAAGCCCTTAGTGACTTATTAATTCTACTGTTTGGATCTCTAGCTGTCTTTGCAGATGTAAGTTTCTTCTTCATCCCTTTCATCCTCGCACAGAAGCTAGCACGCCTTTTGTTACCAACTTTTTTACTTGGAGCCTTTAAGTTTCCCCCAGTTGATTTATTGTAGGATGCACGACCTTTAGCATTTAATCCACCTTTAGGATTCTTACCTTCTTTACGTTGCCATGCTGGTGTTTTTGTCATTATCTTTTTTTCTTTCTAAGCATAGCAAAATCTTGTCTAGTTAATTTGCCATCTTTATTTGAATCTAATTTTTTTCTGTTACCCATTACTTTTTTCTTTTTCATAGGTTTCATTTTTTTCATTCCGTACATTATTTATATCTCCTATATTTAGATGTTTTTTTAGCAATACCTTTCGGTTGTTTTACAAATTGTTTACCTGCTGCTTTACCTTTTCTTTTTGCTGCTGTTGTTCTTGCGTATTCTGAAGATGACATTGATTTAATAGCCTTCTCTGGTAAATATCTTTCACCAGTTTCAGAAGACTTCTTGCCAGATTTAGTTCTCCATTTCTGTTTGCCCCATGCTTTTAGGCTTCTTTGACTCTTTGCAAGTGCCATTATTTTTTTCTCCCTTTTCTTATAGCTTCTTTACCTTTTTTAAATATAGATGCTACCTGCGTTTTACCCATAACTTTTGCTCTCTGTTCTCCAACAGTTAATATTTGGATTTTTCTTGCAAATGGTTTAGATACCTTTTTAACTTTTGCAACAGTTTTACGAGCATCAGCAGGAGTCGCAAACTTAATACCAACAGTGTCTTTAGGATTCTCATCAGTATATAATCTACGACCAGAACCTTTTGGTTTTTTACCTGTTCCTACTTTAGGATCTCTTTTTTTTGCCATTACCTATTACACTCTGTAAAGATTTAGCTTGTCCTGCGTGTAATTTAGAGGCTTTCTTTAAACCTTTAATTACTTTTTTTATTTTTGCTTTTGATTTTTTCATTACTTATATCCCCCTCCAGCTTTCTTATATGCTTTAGCTAAGGCCTGTGCTTTTCTTGCACTCCATTGGCCTGCACCTGTACCATGAGATGCTTGTGCTTTTATTCTATTGAATATTTTTTTTCTCATCCCAGGTTTTGTGTAGTTGCCTGCTTTATTTACTGTGCTTTTCTTCTTCGTCATCGCTTAACTCCTTAAAATGATAATCATAACTACCTTCCTCATGTTCGTCAGTTATCCATTTAGAACTAGTTTCAACTGTCCATCTTCTATTATTAACTAATCTATTGATGAGGGGTTTTTCGTTTGGATCAGAGCCTATTGATGCATCAAAGACTCTTAGTCTATTGTTGGGTTGTATTGCATAATTACCATCATCTAATTCTAATACATGACCACACTTATGTTGATCTGGATGCTGTGAATATCCAAAATCTAATTCGTTAAAATCTCCTGGGCCCCAATCAATGGTAAATAAATATGTACCTACACGTTTTACTTTACGTCTAGATATATATTGCATTTTATTTCCTGCTATTTCATAGAATGTAGTTACACTTACATTGTAACTAAAACTATCCCACATTACTAATTCATTAAGTGGTAACTCTTTTACACCTGGTTCTTTACAAAATGCAGATATAGGTGCTCTCCACCATAATCCACCATCTTCCATCATAAAATGAAATAAGGGTACTTGATTTGGTATAGAACTAAAACCAAATATAGCACAGCCAAAGTATTTATCAAAAGAATCTTTTTGATCTCTTAGATAATTACCTCTAACATAGCACTCTATGATAGGTATGTTAGCGTTTAGATACACTAGTTTGCTAATGGGTTAGAAGATTTAATTTTAATTTCTTCTATCTGTATCTTTAATAATTCTATTTCTTTTTCAAGTATTTTTACAGCAGAATCATCATGTGAATGGTCAAAGTCATGGCTATGAGAAGTATCTTTATTTTCTAATGCCGTAACTTTTTCTTCTAATACAGCTATATCTGCTGACCAGTCTTTGCCACCAGATGCTCCCTCTAATGCATCTAGTTTAGTCACGATTTCACCATACTTTACAAAGCCACCACCTATTGCTGCGATAACCCCAAGTAATGCTGCTACACCTGCTAATTGTCCTTTAATTTTATCCATTTTTTAATTGCTCCAGTTCTATTAGTATTTGTTTTTTCTTTAGATTTATTTGATTTAGTTTTTCATTTACAATAGCTATAGGATCTGTTGATGTATAACTAGCTAAAGTTCTATCTTCATATAGTTGTCTCAAATCTTGTATTTGTATTTGATCTAAATAAATATCTTTACTTTTATAGAAGGGTATATCGTATAAATCAAGAGATGCTTGGTCACTTGCCATTGCATCTAACTTAATTATATTTTTTATTTGTAAATTCTTTGAGATATCTTTAATATCTTTATCAACTTTGTCCATAATTTTTACTAGGTTAGCCTTGATTGTTTCTTTCGATTGTATATTTTTTTGCTTTGCATTACTTTCATTCTTAACTTCGGCAGTCTTAGTAGTTTCGCTATTGGGTTCTTCTTCTTTTTCATTAGGTTCCTGTGCCATTTTTGTAGGTTCTTCTTCGATTACTTCTTCTTCAGTAAACTCTTCTTCAACTGCTTCTTCTTCAAGCATTTCTTCTTCAATCATAGACTCTTCTTCCATGGCAAACTCTTCTATAATTTCTTCTTCCACCATTTCTTCTTCCATTATCATCTCTTCAACCATTGTAAGCATAGGCTCAAAAGATAATTCTTCTTCCATTTCTGGCTCTTCAAAGAAAGTTACAAACTCTTCAAATAATTCTTCTATTTCTACAAACTCTATGTATTCAAAAACATCTTCTAAATCTTCAAATACTTCGCCAATCTCTTCTACAATTTCATTATCTAATACAGAACTATCATAAGTCATAGTAACAGATATGTTGTCTACATTTGGCCCACCTAAAGTTGCAGGTGCATTAGCATCTGTTGCAGATATATCTATGTTACCTGTATATGACCCTGTGCTATTATAGATTAATCTATCAGTAAAGTTAGCACCATCTATGTCAGTAACATCAGTTCTAATATTAGTATTTGATGCAAGTACATTACCTTCAGAATCTTTTATAGTAAGTTTGTTAGTAAATGTATCTGCATTACCTTGCCCACCCCAACACCCAGTGACGTTGCACTCGCCATTTTGTACTTCAATAGTTGAATCTAATGTTATCCCATTGTCCAACATATTTTGGGTAATAGTGTCAGAACTTAAATCAAAGTCTTGATTAATAGAACCACTATCACCAAACTCTACATCATAATTACTAGGAACATTATTTAATTCACAGCAATCATTTAATACTTCTACATCACCAGACGTAGTCCAACCATTAGCATTACCAGTTTCAAAGTTACCATTGGTAATTAAATTACCTGTAGTTATTTCTTCTGCTTTAGCACCAAGAATAACTAGGGTTAGTATTAAAAACGTAGCTAACCATTTCATTCTAATATAAGTTTTTTAATTGACTTTGATCCGTCTATGTTCGACTCAAGCTCAGCCATTGACTTTATGCACTGGTACTGAATATTATCTCTTGTATTCGTTCTCATTGCAACTCTCTTACCTTTTAAACATTGTGACATAGACTCTTGTATTCTATGTTCTTTGATTTCTCCATTTATAATCATAAGCAAAGCTATAATTAACTCTGTCATCAATGTGCTCCGTTTCCGTTTGCCCTTACTTTATCTTTTAAATCTTCAATATCACTTAATGCTTTGTCTAATTGATCTCTTAAAAATTCTATATTAACTTTGTTAGTCATATTCATTTCTTGAGTTTCTTCCATTTTCTCAACGGATTTATAAAGATCTTCCAATAAAAAATGTTGCTCTTGATCCACAGGTACTTGCTCAGATTTTTTGAGTAGATCATTTTCAAATAATTCTCTAGATGTCTCCAGAGATACTAACCTCGCAGTCAGCTCCGTGTATGCGAACACGCCCATTGCAACGAGCACGATCAGGCTAGCTACGGTTTTCATCGGCATCTGCACAGCAGCCTGCTCTGAAATTTTTAGTGGCTTATTGCTCATCTTTTTCTTTTTCTTTTTAATATTTTAACCCTTGAATGCCAGCACCATTCAGTCATTTTAATAGTATATGTTTCTACAAATGATATTGCATTATCTAATGCACCAAAAAAATTATATATAAATTTATCTATCATCTAGGATGTTTCCACTCTTTCATCTTTTCTTTGTTTTCTAATTTTTTATCAGCTATAGCTTTTTCTTTATCCATAGCATCTAATTCTGCTGTAATCTGTGCTTGTGCTTCTTC